TTTATTTCTTCCTCATCGGTCACGGCCTTCGCCATCGCCGCTTCATCCTTCAATGTCTGATTCTCTGCCTTTAAGCGTTCGGCCTCTGTTTCTTCCTTTTTCTCCTGACGTTCTAATTCTTCATCCACGTCCAAATCCGGCACCTGTGAAAGCAGGTATTCGATTGACAACCTATCGCCAAGATTCATCGGCAGCAGCACTTTCTCTATATGCTCCCACTGTTCGGTTGTATACACCGGAATGTCAACCCTGATCTTTTCGGGGTCTAGCTTTCTCTGATCGGATTTCTTTTTGTTTACCGCATTATTCCATAGTGTCATAGCTTTTTCAAGAACCTCTGCATACGTGCCGATCCAGATGATACGCTCTTTCGATGTTCCGGCATTTACCATCTCGCGCGTATTGTCTCCGGTCGCACGGTTTTTCAGAAGATCCAGCAGGCCTAGGAAGTGAATCGGGACCGCCGTTGTTCCTGATATGATCTTCATTTTCATGATAATTTCTTTTTCCAGGGAATCAACGCCCTCCATTTTCGGGCCTTTGAAATCAAATGTCGATTGTGCATGGATCAGCATTTTTTTTATCTTGAAGTTAAAATCTTTCGTTCGTTCCGCCAATTGTGTCGCTGCTTCATCCGTTTCACACTCTGCATCCGGTACCGGTGCCGCGAACAGGTTATTGATTTCACGCCAATCCCTAAGAGCCTTGTCGATGTCGTCTATCTGAGTCAGGCACTTCATGATTTTCGGCTGCGCCTGATTCGGATCATACAGCCTGCCTCCGAATTTGTTGTAAACGAAATACGGCGCTTCAAGGTTTCCACCCTCCAATACTACTGTTTTATCAGCGATGGTTTTAGTACTTGTTTTCCATGACAGCTTTTCATAATTCATGTAATCATCAGGTGCGGGTTCGATCAGGTATTTTATGTCAGTCCATGATATGAACCGTATTGATACCATTTTGTCATAACCGCGCCATCCTTTCGCGTCTTCCATCTTTAATTTTATCGCAATCTTCCCTTCAATCTCCGCCTCTTTCCCCAACTCGACAATCAGCTCGCGGTCAAGTTTGTTGTATGCCAGGAAATCTTCAGCCCATTCCAGTTCTTTCTTGGACTGCCTCTTATTCACAGTCGGCCGGACTTTCAGGCCATTGCCAATGATAAATGCCGCCCGAAGGTCAATGATGTTTCCAGTCAATACTACTCCCCAATCAGCGGTTGCGTTGTATTTCTGCTCGATGGCGACAACGGCATTGGCGTATGAAGTATAGGCATTCCCCTTGTATCGGGATTGACCGGCTTCAAGATCAGCAATCTTTAATGCCAATGCTTCCTGGACTTCAACGGATCGCTTGTATTTATCGGTAAGATCCCTGATGAGCTTTTTATTTGGTTGAAAAAGCTTCAATATTTTCGATTCCGCCATTATATTCTCCTAATACATCGGTTGCGCCGAAAAGCCGAAGTATGGTTTTTTCCTGCCGGTTATATGAGTGTGAATCGCATACCTGACAGCATCCATCGTATGATCATCAAATTTTACCGGTTCATTCATTGTTTTGCCGCTCGTGTCGGTTTTCCATTTATACTTACTTCGTTCTTTAACAATATTTTCCGATCCATCGACAATATGAATGCTCATACTTTTCAGATAATCTATTCCGGCCCGTACTGAATCAGCTCCCTTCATACAGGGTTTGATGTTAAATCCTTCCCGTCTTATTTCCTCAATAGATTTAGGCTCTGCCGAATCTGCATAGATTTCTTTTTTTACATGAATTTTTTTGTCTCTCATTTCTCTGGCTAAATCTTGGTTGGTCAAGCCCGTTTCATAGATAATCTCTTTCACCCAGAATTCATTTGCCTTCCGGTATACAAGAACCAAAGCCGCCGGATCAATGCTGTATCCAAAATCTAAACCATAAAATGTTTCATCAAAATTAATGTCGGGAAGTTTAACGACATCCCAATTGTAAATCTGTCCTTTTGCAAACGCCCATATCCCATGCAGGTAAATATCTCGATACGTCTCATCATCCAATCCCTCAAGTACGGATAGGTACTGTTCCCGAACTTCTTTTATGGGATTGTCAAGGACGGTAGATTTATGAGTAATTGAGTCAGGCCGCTGCTTATCAAAAAATTCCTCTTTTATCCAGGGTGCTTTTGCCTCGTCGGGATTCAATGAAGCCATGATCTGCTTGTAATGCGGGGTTGGTTCACGGAGAATAAGATCAATTTCCATGAAATCATCCTTCGTAAACTCGGTAAGCTCTTCCATCCAGATAGACGTTGCGGCTTTGTAAGACTTGATTTTCTCCCGTTCATCCAGGCCATCAAATAATATCTCATTGAGTTTTCCAGATGGGTTGGCAAAAGTTATCGTTCTGTCAGTCTTATTGTATTCGTGATTGACATTATTCTCCGCTAAAACCGTTCTAACAACTTTGACACAGCTTTCTTGTATCGTTTTGCGCACTTTTCTCAATACCAAAAATCTATGCCCCCCTTCCTTCATGCAGCGGTAGAATATTTTCCGTGCTGCAAACTCTGATTTACCGGATCCACGTCCACCGCATAGGATTAGGTACCGTGCTTTCTCCTCCAGAAGTGGATAGAAAGATTTGCTCAGAGTTATTTTCATTTTGTCTCTATAACTTCGATTGTCAACTTGCTGTCGATTTGGCCTGAATGGTCAATGTCTATATTTGAGGGAAGCATCTTAGCGATCATCTGATAAAACATTCCCTGATTCTTGTCATTCTTTGTTGCCCACTCAAAAAGCCCCTTTACCTTATTGCTCTTATTTTTCTTTTGTCCTTCTTTTTCGATCTTCTCAAAAACATCTAAATATGCCTTTTTGAGATCAGTAAATTTATTCGTTGATCCCTTCTTTCGTCCTTTCGGGTTTCCAGACTTTCCCTTTTTAAACTTTCCTGCTGAATTCCTGTTTTTTGCAGATTCTTTCATTTTCCCGAAATTTCCACATTTACCAGCTCATCGGCTTTGTGAAGCCTTAAAAGCTTATCCTCAATCTCTTGAGTTGGGATGAATCGCAAAATAAGCTCCATTTCCAAATCACCCGATACAAGGGATTTCACGCTCCGTTTTTTTATCAATGCCTCAAACGCGATTTTCATTCATTTCCCCGAGAAATCGACCTTCTGAGAGAGCACCTAACGAATGAACGCGACTTGATGAATATTATAGCATTCATTATTTCCCATCCAATTTGTCGTAAATCCGTTGAAAGCCAGAATCCAATTTATTCTTGATAGCCTCTCTATCTTTTTTCGATTCCACGCTTTCTGATGCAAGATATTTTATCGTGGTATCATGTTCTACGATTTTCTCACCATGTTCAATACATTTAGCAGCCGAACCCGGTTTCATATTATTCGATTGTGTCGTGATTTTTTTACCATTATCATTCGGCCGCACCGCCTTCGTGATCACCGGAATCAATTTCGCCACTCCCATGAATGTCGCCGTAACTACCGAACCCGCAGCCGCACCTATCAATATTGGATCCACCATTTTTAATTTCCCCTCAATTTTTTAACTTCTTCTTTCAGCTCATAAACCCACATCATAAACGCTTCATTCACTACATAACCATCAGCGACATGAATCTCATTATGATCTTGATCCTCGATTTTCCCGTCTCTCACATATGCAATCGGGTTAATTGTTACTTCCGGTCCGGGATTTAGAATGTCGTATGAAGGATACAACGATGGGTTATAGGCAGTACAGTTATGGCCTAAATAAAAAGTCGTGAATATCGCTACGATTGCGTAGATTCTCCAGATATTTTTTTCTTTTTTTAACATCTTTCTCCCTTTTTGCTTGTTTGTAAATTTCTTTACCGATTTTAATGACCTCTAAAATGATTGCTATTTTTTCTTTCATAATAACCCCAATATGGCATTTTTTAGGCGCACCGTATCAAACTTGGTTCCCGGGCAACTCTTGGCAGCATTGAAATAATTGTGCGTAAAGATTTTGTTCATCTCGATATCAAAAATGTTCATCCAGATTTTCAACACTTTCGCACCGGCTAAAAGGATTCCATCAGGTGGTGCTATCTCATCATAATTCCCCACGAAAACAAACCCAAGTGAATCATGGTTGTGTTCCCGGCAGTGCGCACCTGCAATGTCCCACGGCCTACCGAATAACGCCTCATGATGACCGCGGAGATTTTCCGCCCCTGCGTGATATCCGATATCCGCCCATCCAAGTGTTTTAGTGTG